ACCTGTTGCGTCAATAACTAAACCTAAACGACCTCTAACATATCTGTCCATCTGGTCGCCTGTAATCTGTTTTGCTCTTTGTCTTAATGGGTCTCTAGCACTTGATTCATTATCAGGCATTTTTAATGATAGACCTGCTGTCTTTAAATACTTTTCAAATCTAACATCTGAATTAACCATTTTTAAACCCATACCTCCAGTAACTCTATTTGTAACATATGTCTTACCAGAACCAGGACCACCTGCAAGAAAAAATGCTTTGAAGATACCTGGATCGTAAACACCCTCTTGTATTATCTGTTTAAATTGTTTCATACATTGTATAGAGTATACTTTAATGTTAACTCTTCTCCTTCTTTAATATCTCGTAAAGTTTGTATATAATATCTACCATCTACTTCTATCTTCTGACAATTAGGTGTATCACTATGATTTAAAAAACCACCTAATGGTGTTCTAAACATTTCTTTTCCTAATTTTAAATGCGATATTCCTAAATCTTCAAACTTATCAATCTTCTTTTTCGCAAATATACCAAAACCTTCTATCGTAGAAAGTTTTAATGTTAAATTATCTGGTAATGGTCTATAACTCATTTTGTATTTCCTTTATAATATCTTTCGCAATATCTCCTGGTTCTTTTCCTTGAGCCTTGATAGATATAAAACCTTTTTTGTCTCTAAAGTAATCAATTGCTGGACCTGTTTCTTTTTTGTACAAGGCAATTCTATCAGATATAATCTCGGGTGTATCATCTTTTCTGCCTCTCTTCGTAAGTCTTCTTATTACTTCCTCTTTGTCTACATCTAAAAACACCACAGCGTCATAACCTATACCAAATTTTTGCATATCTCTTACTTGTTGCATATATCTAGGATATCCATCAAGTATATAACCATTAGGTGCTTTTGCAACTTCTTTTTTGATAAGTTTTAAAACTATATCATTAGGTGCAAACTTACCTTTGTCTAATAAATTTTTAATCTTTTCTCCTTCAGCACCACCTTTGTCAATTTCTTTTCTTAATAGACCACCTGGATAAATGTGTTTAATACCAAAGTGTCTAATTATGTATTCTGAATATGTTGATTTACCAGAACCAGGTCCACCCATAATGATAACACGAACCATCTTTTGTTCTTTTAAAAAATTAACAAATGTTTGTACCATATTATCCTTTCACCCAATCTTTTGCAATAGTAAAGTTTGCTCTACTAAACTCTAATCTATCAACTAGTTTAACAACATTACCTACTCTATCTGTTGCAACAAATCCTTCAGGTGCTGTAACTTTATAACCATTATCAGTTCTAATAAAATGACCAATACTTTGAATTTGTGCTAACTTCTGTAAAACAATATTTTTTGTATTCTGCAAAGTAACATAACTTGCAATCGCAAAGTATAATGCTTGTTTGTTTCTATCAATAAATTTTAAATTTTCTTCTTTTGCTTTTTTAAATTTTTCTTTACCTTTTGCTGTTTTTCTTGCGTCTATTTCTGCGTCAATAAAATTAGAATAGTAATCAGAAAAAGCATTTGTTAAATCTTTTACTCTACCTATACTACCTTGGTTACCTCTAATAATACTATTGAAGTATGTTTTTAATTTAAATCCTACTGATATAGGGTCTCTAGCGTCAAACTGATTTAGTAAAGGAGCTGCCTTTTGTAGACTACCTTCTGCCATTCTTAATTGTGCATTAAATTTAGCAACTTCACTTCTATTCATTGTAGAGTTACCTGTTGTATCTTTGTATTGTGCTGATGGCACAAATACACTTGCTGAATTAATACCTTTTACATATCCAAAACTTGCATTTAAACTTGCCATATCATTACCATTATATTGAGTATGAAATACAATACCTAATCTTGCTCTTGCAACTTTTCTACCTGCAGGACTATCAACAGGAAACGCATATGTAATTGTATTAGGTGTAAAAGAAATCATAGATTGACCATCTATACTTAAATTCTTTTTATCTTCGTTTGTAAATAATAAATCGCCTTGTACGATACCTCTTATACCTAATTTTTTTAATTCTCTTAAACATACAGCAAGTTTAGACGCAACAGGACCACTATGGTTTCTGTTTATGTCTGAAATTGTATAATTGATTTTGGGAGTTTTATTGAATACAGATTTTGTGCCGACAAAGAATTTGCCGTTTTCAGGATTTCTACCACAAACGATAGCAGGTGCACCGTCCCATTTAACGGTTACATTTACTTTCTTGCTTGAATTACTTACAAGCATTTTCTGTAAAGATTTTAAAAATGCAATCGCATTTCTGCCACCTTTAGCGCCGTCATTTATAATACTATCTTCTAAATGCTCTAGGTGTGTATTCGTACCCGAGCTTGAATAACCTTTAAAACTAAACATTGTTGTCCTTCATTTTTTCCATATACAAATAAACTATCCATCAATATAATACTCACTTCGTCTTTACTATTTATACTACTTCGCAATTACGAATTTACCAGATTGTGGCGACCTACTAGAAGCATATTCTATAAACTTTTGAATAAGTTTAGTATTTAATCTTTTCTTTTTGCCACTCTCATTACTTTTAAAATATTCATATAAAAGAGGCATAACTCTATTCAAAACAAGTGTACCACTTAAATTAATTCTATCTTCTTTGTACATTTCATATTGTTTTGCACCATCTTTACCTTTCATAGGACCTGTTTTTGCTTTTGGTCTTCGTTTAAAGTTACTTGATTTTTCACCTGGTTGTACATTATATTCTTTATTTAACTTTTCAATTGCTACTTTATATTCATCTAAACCTATATTAACTTGTTCTAAAAATTTACTAGATAATGTTTTATCTACTCTTGCAATAATTTGAGCTAAGATAGATATACTATTTAAAGAACCACCACGAGCCTTAGCACCAGTTACTTCTATCTCTACTTTAATTGCTCTACTAGCAGTTAAGTTATCTGTATGTGGGTCGTGTCTTATTTTAATCTTTTGTTTTTTATCTGGACTAAAGTAAATTTGAATATCCCTAGTCATACCTTCTTTATATAATGACGCCCATTGTTCACTTACTCCGTGATATTCAATATCTGCTAGTTCTTGTTCTTCTTTGTCTCTATTAAAATTATAAGGGTGTAAAGTTGCTGTCTTACCTACTTTCTTTAAAGATAAAGGTAGTAGATGACCTCCTGTAACTAAAGGATTTACAACTTTATTTAAGTCAACAAAGTTATAACTATCACTTACTTTTGCTGAACCTTTTGAAGCTTTGATTGTTAATGAATCTAATTCCTCTTTTATTATATCTCTTGCCTTATCTGATACAAAATATATATCGGCAGGACTCCACTTATTTAAATCACCAAATTGTCTGTCATTTTTATTTGCAATCTCAAATAGACCTGCTATATTTTCCATAGTATTAGCGGAACGATTTTTGTCTGGTTTCGCACCTCTAACATAAATAAAATCTTGCCATTTTGGTTTCTCTATGACTTTAAATTTATTACTGATTTCGTTTAAAGATGTAATTATTTTGATAGCAATTGTAACAGAAGATTCATACCAAGAGTTGTCATTTGTTATAAATTTCTCCATCATTTTTAAATCAACTCCTGGAGTTTTAATATTTTTATAGTTTAACTCTATATCTTTTGCATATGCTTTTTTAAAATCTGGATACTTTTTATATAATTTTAAGTTTAAAATTTTAGGCGCTTGAGACTTGCCATAGAAATCTGCTAGAGAACAAAATAATGCTTGAGCCGCTTCTGCTTCTTTGGGTGAATCTGCCATAGTCTTTCCTTTTTACTCTAATATTTAGTGAAACTATTTGTGATAATCAGTTAGAAAATGTGGTATACCTCCATTAACTTGCCAAACTCTATGTTTATTTTGAAATCTCACTAGTGCTCTTGCGTCTTTCTCAAAAAAGAAATCTTTAATGATTGTGCCTGTAGGTTTTTCTGTAACTCTCCAGTAAATCCTACCTTTCTTTTTTACCATAGATTTTGTGTAGTGTAGTAACTCACCTTCTTCTAAATGTCTTGTTCCTTTTTGTCTTATCTTATTAATTGCTTTTTTACGAGGCATATATTTTTTAAACTTTGAAGTCAGAAAACTTATCGTATGGGTCAACTTCAATTTCTTTCTCCTGGTTAGCGTCTACTATGTTTTGTGCTTTTTGTTCTACATCATACAATCTCATTTTACTTCTATCAACGCCGATTATAAAAGAACGATTGATTGCAGGATCACTATATCTGTTTTTCAATTGTTTAACTTTCATCTGATTAAGACTATCTAACTCTTCGTTAGTCATTAAAGCAAACATAAAGTCAGCAGTTGCAGGTAAACCAAAACTCTCGGAAGTATCTTCAAGTCCAATATCTGTACTAGTATAACCACTTCTTGTAGTTTGTGTAGCAGTAAATATTGGTAACTTAAATTCAACAGCAAGACCTCGGAGTTCTTCTGCGATTGCTTTTATGTAGAAGTAAGATGAAATATTACCACCTTTAAATCTACTTGAAGCACAGATATTAAGATAATCAATAAACAATACATCTGGTCTAAAACTTTTCTTTAATGCAAGTTCATTTAATAATGATTTAAAATGTCCACTATGAGCAGAAGCAGTTGGATATTCTTTGATAATTAATTTGCCAGGACTTCTTTCTTTTAATCTTTGTACTCTATCATCAAACATTTGTTTAGGTAGAGCGTGTAAATCATCTGTTGTTACATCTAATAAGTTTGCGTCTATTCTTTCAGCAATTCTTTCTTCTGCCATTTCAAGTGTAACATATAATACATTTTTACCTTCAAGTAAACTAGAGGCAGCCAGGTGACACATAAACAAAGATTTACCAACACCTGTACCTGCAAGACAAACATTTAAAGTCTTTTGAGGAACGCCGCCTTTA